TTCAAGCCCACTGTGACCAGCGGCTCAGTCAACTTGACAGTTCCCACCAGTGTTGATGCTGATGGAGTCATGCACTACAGCAACGCAACCAATCAGATCCGTAATCAACGCACGGGTTTTGTTGGTGCCAGCGTTGACTATGCGCCTGTGCGAAATCACAGCCTAAATTTATCAACAACATATGGTCAAGATGGCACAGGCCAAATTGGCTTAAAATACAAGATTGCTCTGTAATGAAACCCACAACTCGTATATTTGAAACTGTTCCGGACTCGATTGAGGATAGTTCTGCTCCATGGACAAGTTTGGTAAGTGAAGATTTCCATGTAGCAATATACGAGGATCGGTATCCGTGTACACCGGGACACCTGTTGTTTGTTCCCAAACACAATACCATAGCAGTGTTGCTTGATGCATTCAACGATGCAATCAGGCATGGACAGACCATGATTGAGAATGGTCTGTGGGATGGATTCAATATTGGTATGAATTACGGGAGTGCCGCAGGACAGACAGTTGAGTGGCCACATGTGCATTTGATTCCTAGACGGCACGGAGATGTCAAGGATCCAGTGGGCGGTGTACGCAATACCATTCCTGGCAAGGGCAACTACCATAAATAAAGGCATAGCGGTCTTGGTGTCACTCCCGCTTTACAAACTCTGCCACCTATGCTATAATCACATAGGAGACACATAATGGCAAATTATTATTCAACGATGGCAAATCAACCCATACAATACAAGTACACAAGTACAAAAGAATATCACGATTCTTTTCCCTGCGCATACCGACAATGGCGTGCCGACAGTCATTGTAATCTGATACACGGCTACAGCTTCAGTATGAAGTTTTACTTTGGTACTGACTATCTAGATGCACGAAACTGGGCAGCTGACTACGGTGGTCTTTCCGAACTCAAAGTTGTGTTGGAAAGTCAATTTGATCACACCCTGCTGGTGGCCCAAGACGATCCTGAACTGGCGTTTTACAAAGAGATGGAACAGCGCAAGTTGGCCAAACTGACAATTCTACCCAAACTAGGCTGCGAAGGTCTAGCAGATCAGCTTTACAGGTATGTCAATGGTGTGTATATCCCGGATTATCTAGGTCACGGTGAAGCACAACGACTTTGGTGCTATCGTGTTGAGGTTCGAGAAACACAAAGCAACATGGCGTTCCGCGAAGGACATCGTGAGTGGATGGAAGATTTATTTGAATAAGGAGAAAACATAATGTACGCAACAATTTATCGGTCAGCTTCGGGCATCAACGAAGCAATGGGTCGTGTCTACGGACACATGAGTCTTGCTGTTGTCACCAGCATGATTGTCAGCTACTTTGTGGGCACTACTCCCGAACTGCTGGAATTCTTTTTTACAGGCATTTTAAAATGGATTGTTATTTTTGCTCCGCTGGTGGCCATCCTGGGTATGACTTTTGCACAAGAAAAACTAAATAGGACCGGCCTACAAGTGTTCTTGCAAGTGTTTGCTGCACTGATGGGGCTGAGCTTTGCCACAATCTTTGCTGTGTACACCATGGGCAGTATCTCTACAGCCTTTATGGGGGCTGGCGTGCTGTTTGCTACCATGAGTGGATATGGATACTTTACCAAAAAAGACCTAAGCTCTATGGGACAGATGATGTTTGTGGGCTTGATTGCCATTGTGATTGCCAGCATCATCAATATCTTTATTGGTAGCACAGTGATGCAAATGGTTATCTCGGCCATTGCCATTATTGTGTTCCTGGGACTGACTGCATATGATACACAGCGTATTCGAGAGCTGGTATCACTTGACACCGAAACAGGCCGTGAAGAAGTCATGGGCGCACTAACTTTGTATCTGGACTTTATCAACTTGTTCATACACCTGTTGCAACTGTTTGGCAATAAAAAATAAATGTAAGAAACATGAGTGAGTACCGTATATCGTTGCTGTTGCCCACTAGAGGCCGCAGAGAAGCACTAAAGCGCAGTATTCTCAGCGCAGTCAACACAGCAGATGACATTGATTCGTTCCAGATATTGATGGGATTTGACGAAGATGATACCGCAACTGTTGACTATTTTACAACGGAACTGCAACCAGAATTGGATCAACTTGGTGTAAACTACCAAGCGCATGTGTTTGCACCAATGGGATATATTCGTCTAAACGAATATGTAAATGGTCTGGCCCGGCACGCTGATGCTGATTGGTTGGTTTTCTGGAATGACGATGCTATTATGGAAACCCCAGGATGGGACACTGTGATAGCTGCGCACACAGGTGAGTTTAAGGTGCTGGCATTTCACACACACAATGATCATCCTTACAGTATTTTTCCCATTGTTCCGCGAGCATGGTTTGAGTTGTTTGGATATCTAAGTCCACATCAAATAAGTGACGCATGGATCAGTCAACAGGCCTATGTGCTTGACATATTGAAACGCATTCCAGTAGATGTGACACATGATAGATTTGATTTGACCGGCAACAACAACGACAAAATTTTTGAAAAACGTCCCATGTTGGAAGGCAATCCAACTGATCCTAGAGACTTCCATCACAAGTCATGGCACGACCGGCGTGTGGCAGACTTGATCAAATTGATCACATACATGAAATTGCAGGGTCTAGACTGCACATTTGCCGAAGCAGTGTTTGTTGGCAAACAAAATCCGTGGGAAAAACTACAAGCCAATGATACAAACAACCAGATGAGTCAATGGAAACCTGTGTGGGCAAAACAGTCATGACATCAACACTGGAACAACGAATCAAACAATACTGGAACAATCAGCCCTGCAATATTCGACACAGTGGAAACGAAATTGGCAGTTTAGATTTCTTTAAAGAAGTGTCGGCTCGTAGATTTCAAGTGGAGCCACATATTCCAGAGTTTGCTGGCTTTCACCTGTGGCAGGGCAAGCAGGTGCTGGAAATTGGTCCAGGCATTGGGTCCGATGCTGCTGAGTTTGCTCGGCACGGCGCTGACTACCACGGCATAGACTATAGTGAAGAAAGTGTCAGACTGGCCCGTACACGATTTGCAGTTGAAGAACTCACCGGCAATTTCCACTGTGGCGACGCCAGCAACCGAGACATGTACACCGGCTTGCCGCAGTTTGATTTGATCTACAGTTACGGCGTTATACATCATTTTCCGGCCATTGATAAAATTATCAACAATGTGTATCAGGCTCTCAAGCCCGGTGGCGAATTCCGTTTTATGGTGTATGCTCGTGACAGTTGGAAACAGGCAATGATCAACAAAGGTCTGGATCAGTACGAAGCGCAGGCCGGGTGTCCCTATGCCAAAAGCTATACCAAAGATGATATCGCTGCACTGCTGGGATCGCAATTTCAAATTGAGAGGTTGCGTCAGGATCACTGTTTCATGTATAATGTAGAAGCATACAAACAAGGCCGATATGAACTGGAACCTTGGTTTGAAGCCATGCCTCATTCAATGAGAGAAGCTGTTAGAGAATATTTAGGCTGGCACCTGTTGGTCAAAGCACGAAAGATTTAATAAATGAAACTACCAAATAATTTATCCGCAGATTTAGACTGGTCAACCATTGACTCGTCAACAATCGACTTGTCAGAGACATACACTATAGACAACACCATGTCACAAACCTGGCCCAGCACTGTGTATGCAACTAATACCATTAGCGGTAGTGGATTGTACTCAAGTGAGTTTAGTAATTCCACAATAACCATCAACACAAATGGTATCGAAATGCAGCCCGGTACCGATATTGTGATTGGCGGCCAGAGCTTGACAAAAACACTGGATGTTATAAACGAACGATTGGCTATTTTACAACCAAACACCCGACTAGAATCAGAGTGGGCGGAATTGAAAGAGCTGGGTGAACGCTACCGCGCAATGGAACAAGATCTGTTGGAAAAAGCCCGAGTCTGGGATATACTTAAAACACCTGCCAAGCGATAGGAACACAGCACTGTAGTACACCAATGACCGAAGAAAAAAAATCTAATATTGCCAAAGGTAGAAATAGCTTTGATGCAGATATAGATGGTGCCATTGTTCCGTTCTTCAATCGAAATGTCACGCCGTATGGCACTGAAGCAGGTGGTGCTAAATTTGAACTGGTTCCTGTTACCAAACAAAAAGACATAATGATCAATCATGCTAGGATGTATGCCCAGCAAGAACATGATAGAATTATGCAATTGGTTGCTGTGTTGGAAAAGCAAGCGCAGGATATCAAACGCAGGTTGGATGTAACAGATGCAGTGCATGCAGCAGAGTATCAATTTCAAGTGGTGATGGGCAAGTGTTATTGGCTGGCCTGGGACCGTCGCAACGAAAAAATGCTGCTGGTTCATCATGGACCCAATGAGTGGAGCAGTGGGCCGCCCGATAATTATGTGTATCAAGCACAGGTGAAATATATGGGTGACCATACATGGATGGAAATAACTGAAGGAACAATCAATGGGGACATATTACCGTAACATAACAAAATTCATTGACACAATTGACAACACAAAACATAAATGCTATAATTAACAATACATCAAAGGATTAACATGTTCGGAACAAACGAAATCATTGGCAAGAAGTACTTCAAAGACGCACAAGAAAACACCTTGATGGTGACCAGCATGTTCTTTACACTACAAGGTGAAGGACCCTATGCCGGTATGCCAGCACTGTTTATAAGGTTGGCCAAATGCAACTTGGATTGCAGTTTTTGTGACACATTCTTTGATGACGGCGATGTGTTTACCTATGCAGAGATAGAACAAAAAGCACACGAAACCATTCGCAAGTGCGTGATAGCAATGACTATCCTGGAGTTGTGTTGGTAATGACCGGTGGCGAACCCTTGCTGCAAGACAACATCACAGGCTGGATGAAACGACAGTTGCTGCACTACAAAGCAGTGCAGGTTGAAAGCAACGGCATACCTGACACAGATGTGCCTACTGGTGTCACACTGGTGTGTTCGCCTAAGTGTATTGAAAAGAATGGTAAGGCTATCAAGTATCTTGCACCCAGTAAAACTATTTTAGACCGTGCAGACTGTTTGAAGTTTGTTGTAACTGCCGATGCGGAATCACCCTACAACACAGTTCCCGAATGGGCGGTTGAATGGAAACGGCGTAATCCCAACAAGGAAGTTTACTGTAGCCCAATGAACGTCTACAACAGTTTTCCACATAAGATCAAGTTGTTGCGAGCAGAGAAAGGCCAAATAACCATGGCCGAACGCAGCACTGTGGATGAAGTGATCAGTTTTTGGGAACCTGGGTTGTTGAACTTGGCAGACAATCAACGCAATCATGAATATGTAGGGCAGTTTTGTATAGAGAATGGCTTCAAGCTAAATTTACAGCAGCATCTATACACAAGTTTGGCATAACAAAGGAGAATACAATGGGATTTTTTGATAGATTTAAAAAGAAAACAACACCAGAGGCTCCGAAACCCCGGGCGGAGAAACCTAAAGCACCAGTCAAAACTGAAAAAGAAATTGCCACAGAAAAAGGACAACCCTGGGTTGCTATCTTGAGCATGGACATTGATCCTGACAACTTGCATCAGGGTGCATTTGAACTGGACTGGAATGACAAGTTTGTGGCCAATCTAGTGCGAGCAGGCTATCAAGGCCGTCCAGACGACCAAGATTCCGACATAGTAGATCGCTGGTTTCAAAATGTATGCAGGCATGTGGTCATGGAAACATGGGAACAGGAAATGGCCAATAATCCAACCCGAGTTATCAAGCAACGAGATATCGGCGACGGCAAAACAGAAGTGTCCTGATGATCTTGTATGTAAACGGCGACAGTAACAGTAGTGGGCACGAATTGAACAGTATTGAAAATTCATGGCCTGTGCTGCTTGGTGAAAAACTCAAAATGTCGCTGGTCAACCAATCCAAAGCTGGTGCCAGTAACCCAGCTATTTTACGAACCACAAATAACTTTTTATCTCAGCTCGTAATTGAAAATATATTTGTAGTCATTGGGTGGACCAGCTGGGAAAGAGAAGAATGGAACTTTCAGAATCAGTACTACTGTGTTAATGCAGGAGGACATGACCCATTGCCAGTTGAATTGCAACAGAGATACAAAGACTGGGTAATACAGCAAGATGGCGAGGCACGATATACTAAATCTAAACTATTGCATAATGAAATATATCAACTGCATAAAACACTACAATTAAAAAATATTCCACATTTGTTTTTTAATGCACTGATGCCGTTTTGGCACAAAGATCTTGGAGATCCGGTTCTGTGCAAAGATTGGAACGATTGTTTTTTATATCCTTATCTACACGACTACAATTACTATTGGTATTTGAAAAAGCAAGGATTTGTTCCAACTAGTGGCAATCATTATTTAGAAAGTGCTCAACACTGTTGGGCAGAAGTCTTATATAATTATATTACTGATAAAAAATTATTATGATATTGTATGTAAACGGCGACAGCCATACAGCAGCAGCAGAAGCAGTCAACCCACATGCGTTTGCTATGGACGATGGCCAGTTGTTTTATATGGGTCGTGCGCCACATCCAGAAAATTCACTGCATTAAGAGCCAGTTTGCACTGTGGTGCTGAGAGTGCCAGCAGCAACAGCAGAATACTTAGAACAACTAGGGATTGGTTGACCCGGATACGCAACTTTGACGAAGTGTTGATGGTGATCCAATGGAGCACTTGGGAACGCGAAGAATGGTTGATTGACGGTGTGTATTATCAAATAGGTGCCAGCGGTCAGGACGATGTGCCCGAAGAACATAAACAACGCTACAAGGAGTTTGTAGTCGCAGTTGATTGGAAAGAAAAAACCAAACAAGCACACAAGGAAATTTGGCAACTGCATACCGATTTAGAAGGATTGGGCGTAAATCACATTTTCTTCAATGGCAACAACGATTTTAGCACTATCAAGGACCGAAAAGACTGGGGTACCAGTTACATTGATCCGTATGATCCTGCAGGTACTTACAATGCTCGAATACAGGCACAAGGTATCCAAACAGTTACGTCCAAATCGTGGCATTTTGGCAGCGATGGTCACAGCTTTTGGAATCGTTTTATGTTGCAATATATCAATGCCAACAACAAAATTTAATAAATGAAAATTCTGTTGTTATATTATTATCGTGGTGGTGGTGGTAAATTTATTACCAACTGTCTGTCTTACAGTTACAAAGTAGCATTTCCAAATTTTAAAATAGCTAAAAATATTTTAAAAAATAAAGAATTACTAGAACAATCATTATTGACTACTATTCCTCCAAAAGAAACTCCCAAACAATGGCTCTCTTATGAGCAAGGATGTAGACAACTATTTGGTGAAAAAATACGGAGTGCAATATCAACAAATTTGAATGATCTAGAACTGAATGATTTAGATCAATTGGGCGATGTATGGCTGCCGTTAGTGGCACATGATAAAGATACCTTTAATAATTATTTAGAAAAGTTTAAGAATAATGTGATTTTCACAGTATTGGTAAATGCCGATCTAGTGTTTATTAATTTTGCTATTAGACTTAAAGGGCTTAAAGAGCATTATTTAAGTCTTGACGTTTACCAAAAATGGAATAATGACATAGAATTATCAAATTATCATTTTGTAATCAACAACTGGAATCCATTGATACGAGATAATCATTCAGATATAGTCAAATTAGGAAAAAGCCTTGGGTTTGACTTTGATATGTTGTTAACAAAAAACTACACAGAAAAATATATAAATTTTCATAATGATTGATCTTTATTGTTATTTCTGCTATAATTAGATTATGAAATATGTACTAATTGACACAGCCAACATGTTCTTTCGTGCCAGGCACACAGCTTTTCGAGCCAGTGATCCTTGGGAAAAAGTTGGAGTAGCGCTGCACACCACCTTGATGAGCGCCAACAAAGTGGTCAAACGCTTTGAAGCAGACCATGTGGTATTTGCACTGGAAGGTCGCAGCTGGCGCAAAGATCATTATAAACCTTACAAGGCCAACCGTGCTGTGGCTCGCGCAGCATTGACCGAATCTGAAGCTGAAGAAGACAAGATGTTCTGGGAGGCTTTTGACAACCTGACTAAATACTTGTCAGAACGAACCAACTGTAGTGTGCTTAGATGTCCCACTGCTGAAGGCGATGATATCATTGCTCGCTGGATCAATCTACATCCCCAAGACGACCACATTGTGATCAGCAGCGACACAGATTTTGTGCAGTTGGTGGCCTCCAATGTGAAACAATACAATGGTATCACAGACGAACTTATCACTGTCGACGGCATCTTTGATGCCAAGGGTCGACCTGTAGTTGACAAGAAAACAAAAGAACCCAAAAAGATTCCAGACCCTGCGTGGTTGCTGTTTGAGAAATGTATGCGTGGTGACACCAGTGACAATGTGTTCTCGGCATATCCAGGTGTGCGCACCAAAGGCACCAAGAACAAAGTGGGCCTAGAAGAAGCATTTGCCGACCGTACAAACAAAGGCTATGCGTGGAACAATCTCATGTTGCAGCGTTGGATGGACCACAACGGTGAAGAACATCGTGTGCTGGACGACTACGAGCGCAATAGACAGTTGATTGATTTGGCACATCAACCGCAGGCCATAAAAGATACGGTGGATCTTGCCATCATTGAACAGGTGTCACACAAAGACATTGGTCAAGTTGGTGTGAGATTCATGCAATTTTGTGGCAAATACGATTTGGTAAGATGCAGCGAAAGTGCTGACAGCTTTGGTCGTTGGATGAACGAGACATATAAAGGAGTACTAAATGTTAGTGGCTAAAGTAATAGCAGACAAGCAATATTGGATTTTGCAACATGACAATCAAAAAGTCGGCAACATCGAAGCATGGAACGGCGGCTATCAAGTACGCATACATGATCAAGTAAAACAATTTAAAACAATTAAACTTGCAGCCCGTGAATCAAACATTGTGTTTGAAAAAGGTGCTGCACCGACCAAACCCGACACCAGTCAGGTTCACGGCTTTCCTGTGTTGGGCAGATGTTACAATCCTGTATGGGATGTGGCACATCGGTTGCCGTTGTATACCAAGACTCGCAAAAGCAAAAGTTGGTTTGCCGCCGGATGGTATTCTATCAAGCGTGGTCGTAAATGGAAATTGATACAGGATCCCAAACTGATTGCACTACAGCGCTACCCGTATCGGGGTCCATTCCACAGCAAAGAACAAGTAACATCATGACAAATACATTTAGAGATCAGGAAAAATTTATGAGGGCCTGTGGGCAGACTGTTGACAAGTTTAACGAAGGACAATTTGCCTTGTACGTTAATCTCATTGCTGAAGAACACCAAGAACTACTAGAAGCGACACTGTCAGATGACCGTGTAGAACAACTGGATGCATTGATAGATATTTTAGTAGTCACAGTTGGTGCTATTCATTCAATGGGTGCAGATGCTGAGGGCGCATGGAAAGAAGTTATGAGCACAAACTTTGCCAAAATTGATCAAGAAACAGGCAAGGTTCGCAAGCGTGAAGACGGCAAGGTGCTTAAACCGCTGGGCTGGGCGCCGCCCAATCTCAAGACATATCTTAAAAAATGAGTATCCATATTCAGAAATTCATTGAGCGGGTGCAGGGCTTTGAAGCCAGAGCAACAAAAGACTTTACCATGCCAATGAAAGATGCCAAAGATCTACACGCCGACATCACACGACTACTGTTAGTTGTGAATCAGCTGCGAGAAGTGGCTGTTGCCGCCCAACAAAACGACAAAATTGTCATAGACGTTGAAGGCGGATCTTTCTAAAAACTCCTTATTCTTGTCATAAATAAAATGTAGGAGTTTAATGATGTCAAGACCCAAACCCAAAGTTCTGTTAGAACTAACAAACAAAGCCACTTACAAGACAGAACAGGTGTTGTCTTCAACGGGCGTGTGGGCTGTATTTTACGAAGACACTCCTATCAATCTCAAGACCAGCAACATGCTGGTGCAGACTCCGGGCCCCAAATACAAGAAAGTTTCTTTCTCCAATCCCGGGCATGCTCATAATCTTTCAAAGAAGTTAAACGCACAATTCAAGACTGACAAGTTCACTGTGGTGTTGTTGAAGCAGGGCGATACTGTTCAGCCCAGTGGTGCGTGACAAATTAAAACTAACAACTGCATTGGTAGCAGAGCTGCCGGCAGAGTTTGATGAGTCTGTGGAATCTGCGTCACGATCATGGTGGTCAAACATTCGCAAGACCGGTGGCATGAGATTGACTGATCACGGTTACTATGTGTTTAGTCGTGTGCTGGACTTGGCACACTACGGAATAGATATCAAACCAACACCGGGTAATCGTCGTATTGTACTGGCATTGGATCGCAAACTACAAACTCCTTATTACATACAAATTGAAAAACGCATACCTGTTCGTGTGTATATGTTTGGCAGCCGCGAAGCAGTGACAGCACAGTTGTACGGTGATTTGGAAAAGTTCTTAAAAAATTACTAACATGATTGATATTATCACAATTGTATTTCAGGACGAGTTAGAAACATTAAAGACTCAAGCCAGGAGTCTAGATGTATATGGCAAAGATTTAGGTACTATATTTGTAGTAATCAACGAAGATGCTGAGACAGGGCTAGCATCCAGAATTGATTGCTCTTGGTGGGGTCGTTTTCGAGATCGTGTACAAGTAATTCCAAGAGAAAAATTTGGATCTGTATGGGTTGACAATGGATGGGTAAGTCAGCAGGCATTAAAATTATTGACTAGCACTGCCAGCAGCAATGATTGGAGCATAATACTTGATGCTAAAACTTTTTTTGTTAAATCTATGGCTGCATTAGAATCTAGGCCGATTGTGGGCGAGTTAGCAATTTATCCAATATTTGAAACTAGTCAACAAATAGTTAACAAGTTGTTTGGTATTGATCTTGTCAAGCAATTGGGACCAGGCGGCGTTCCTTTTATAATTAACAATGCTCAATCTCGAGAAATGATCAAGTGGTTAGAGTCACACACTCAACAATCGTTTGTTGAATGGTTTCAAAATCAAGGCATGCTGACAGAATTTATACTATACTCGGGATGGATACAATACAAGTTTGGCAATTTTGATAAAATTTACAATACCGCCAATTCAACTATGATTCCGTGTAATCTATGTCATAGCGAAGTTGCTTCGTTTGATCGTAAGTTTACGGTAATGGCTGATGCTACCACAGTCAGTATACATCGTAGAGCGTGGCCTCAATTGACTACTTTACAACAAACACAGTATACGGATTTCTTGGCCAGTCGGGGTGTCCGATGAAAGCAGTGTGTGTAGTTGCTCATCCCGACGATTGTGTAATCTTTGCTTATAGTTTTATACACAATCATCCAGAATATCAATGGACTATATGCTATCTTACCTATACTAGTACGGATCCAAGAGGACAGGAGTTTGTAAATTTTTGGAACAAGCGCAATTGTCAAACTAAAATTTT